GAAAGGACAGGACTTTCTGTCTACGATGGTCATGAGGTCAGCGAGTGACTCCCGTTTAAGTGATTGATCTCTTTCTACTATTCCAGCCATGATAATTTTTCTCCTATAATTTTATAACAATGATTCGATGTATGCGGAGGCATCCTCTACCTGCCCAGAAGCTGCTTGTTGTAGGAGTGACTTTTTGTTGGTAGTTTTCTTACGAGTTACAGATGTCGCACGGGAAGGCACTGGTGCCTTTGGTGCTACTGCCTGTTTAGTCGTTTGATGAGATTTCTTTGCATTGATTGCTTTAATTCCTTCAATTGCGTAAGCTACGGTAAGAACTCCATATGGATCTCTTTCGTAGTAATCCTTAATAAATTGATTTGAATTAAGTACCTGCTGGACCTCTTGCATTTCTTGACTGGATTTATCTTTCATCCAATCAAATGTTTGCATGGCCGCCTGCCTGTTTTTTTCTCTCTGTTGTAGTCTTTGTGCTGCTAGTGGAATGTTTTTTCTAAGATCACGATCAGTCTCAACCATAAGCTTTCTTGCCTGCTCATAATCAACATCATGCTCTGCTCCAGTAATGTCGGTGTATTCTCCTCCATCTGGATTTTCCAATAACCATTCACGCAAATGCTCGGCTTCTGTTTCTCTGGCTTGCAGTTCCTTGTGATCCTTAATTCCCTCAAACCTATCCATTCCTTTTGGGTCTGGAGCAGGCTGCGAATCAGACGATGATTCAAGTTCTGCAATCTTTGCCTTTAGTCCCTCAGTCTCAGCTTCGGCTTTATTCCTAGCTTCGATTAATTTACCAATGCGTTTTTTGACTCCATCAGATTCCTCTGCTGGCGGCTCCTGTGGCTCCTCTACCTCTGAAAGCTCAGCGGCTTGAGGTTCCTCAGTATCCTCTATCTCTTCTACCTCTTCAGTCTCCTCAACTTCAGTTGGTTCCTCTGGTTCTGGTGATGCACTCTCAAAGAACGATGACTCTACTCCAGCGGCCTCGGCAATATCTCCGAAACTGACTAGTCCAGAATCTTCTTTTACTTGATTTTCTTCTGCTTGTACGGGAGCGACCCCTGTTGAATCTGCCATAGGTTTAAATTCTCTGACGGTGGAATACTTACTCGTTGGACCGCAACGGACGGGTTAAATGTTAATCTAAACTGAACGCTCAGTTAACAATTTGCCAAGAGGCATTTCCTAAGTGCATGGAGTTGCATCAAAGGAACCTATACCAGATGCTTCTGGTTAGTTGCTTTTGCTCCTCATTCCACTTTGATCCTTTATAAACTTCTAGCTTACCACTCTTAATCAGTTCCTTTAGCAACTGATGGCATCTAGTGATTCCGAATCCAGTTTCCTTACGAAAGTCTCTTGTTGTGAACCAGTCATCACCCTTTGGTTTATTCTCGTTTACAGTCTTTACCTGCTCTAATTTCTTAGCCCAATTTATTGCCATATATATTCTCCATCAAATTTTTTGGCTACATAGACCTGCCAACTTTTGTTTGAGTAATAACCGTAAACCCAGCCTGTCTCATGGGCCAATCGATTTACCTTTGCACGGTTCCATCCCATTTCTGTTTGCGTAAGGCAGCCAGCCGAATACGCTGCCCCTCCCTTGTGCCTTGGAATTGTAAACATTTGAATTGAATGAATGTGACCATGAACACAACATCCACCCTGCTTTGCGAAAGTCAGTGCATGTTGCTTGCAAGCGGAAACGGCACCGTGAAAGTAGCCATGAACGAATGTCATTATCCCTAGTTCAAGAACACCCTTGTCCACATTGTAAGGTAGCATCTTGCATTTTAACTTTTTGCATTTGCCAGTGATATCCTTGATTCCAGAACGCGCGGTATCCCGTACGATTCCGACAGAATGCTTTTCTGCCGTTTGCCACAACCTGTCATCATGGTTGCCAAGAAGGAAATAGTGAGGTTCCCAATTATTGAGAAACTCCATACCTGCTTCAACATCGGCCTCCATGCTGGCATTTTTTTCTGCTGGATCTGCTCCCCTCATCAATGGAGAGAAATCAAATAGGTCACCTCCGAATATTCGAACATCTGGCTTAAACTCCTCTGTGAATTTATAGAGGGCCGCAACCGCATCTGGATCTTGCATGTCTCCATGCAGATCACTCGCGAAAACAAAAGACTTCACTAGCAGCCTTTTCTTTTACCCTTAGTAGTTGCTTTCTTAACTTTCTTTTTTCTTGTGTAAGGCATTATCTTTTCTTTCTAACTTTTACGCACTTGTCTTTTCCCTTTTTGGTCCCTGCAAATCGGTATCCTTTCCAGCAGGCTTTACCGTCCGCACCTCTCTTCTTCTTAGTCCTCGGCATCGTCATCATCCTCCAGATCTATATCGCATTCAAAATCTACCACATATTCCTCAAGCCACTCGTTAGTGTCTTCACGGGCAATTTCTGCGATTCGGTTTTCGTCAATATCTGACTCCTCGACCCAGTATTCCAAGAATGAACGGTGAGCATTTTTGACTTTCTGCTCTGGAGTCTCGCTAACCTTTTTCTTTTTCTTAGGCATTTTTTTCAAAATGAAATTCAGAAACCTTGATAGGTGCATACGGGCAATTCCCGTGAAACTCATGCAGCTTATCATTTACCAAATCCTGCCACTTTGAGTAATCGAGCAGCACATTCATGTTATCTAGTAAATAGGTTGGTTTTAAGCCCACTGCACGGGCCGCAGCCAGATGGTATTCTACTGGGTAACACATGTAATACCAGTTCTGTTGCAGGGATCTTATTTGCATAGAATACTCTGGGTCTGGATCATCAATCTGACACATGTCGCTAACGATTGCTTTTCCACCGTTTTTCAAAACTCTGCTTACTTCTGAGTAAGTATCAATTAACGGACGGTATCCAATTGACTGGTCAAAGATTGCTAAGTCAAATGTATCATTCTCAAATGGCATGTTGTCGTAACTACCTTCACCGATTTCAACATTCTTAGGCAGATCTTTGTTTGCTTCTTTAATCTGAGAGTCAGATATGTTTAATCCTGCGAAACTGGCATCTGGCCTTTTGGCGGCCATGTGCTTCAAAGAGGTTCCAATTCCGCAGCCTGCATCGAGAATATTTTTTCTGCTTGGATTTATTTTTCTTCTAGCAAACTGAAGATCCAAATGATCATCAAAATTATTCGATAGCAATCCAGCTTGGAAAACAGAGTAGCCAGCATTTACATAAATGCCACTTACCTTATTCCAATAATCTTTTAAAAAATCTGTGCTTTTACATGCAGATTCATAATGTGCAGTGAGTAATTTAAATTTGTCTGTATTCATTTTTTATATTCTTCAATTCGTGATTTAATTCCAGATATGGCATCCACTCGGCCAGCCGCATGAGCGAATTTAGTGACATCATTTTTTGGGTCCGATACATCATTAACTGCATCGAGCAGCATGTTGTCTAAGACTGAATCTAATGCCTGCCACAACATTGAGTCCCTGCCCTGCTCGGCAAACACTTTTTCAACTCGATCTGCACTCATGGGTTCTGGATATTTTACTATCGTTGCTTTTTTCTTTTTGCAGAAACAAAACATTAGTAACCTCCCCCTATTACTGGTTTAACACCCACTCGGCCAATCTGTGCATTCTCTTGTTGCTGAATGCCGAATTGAAGATATTTCATACGATTGTCGGCCAGTTGTTTTACAAGCGGACTCTCGGATGCTTTCTTTTGAAACTCCTGTGATTGCTGCATAATCTGCTGGGCGGTCTGCGAACGAAGCTGGAAGTTTACTCCCTCTTTTGGTTGAGGTTCAATTTCGTTCATAATCTTGACCCAGCTATTTTGCTCATCATCAATTTCTTTCTGAGCAGCAGTTTGCTTGTCCATAATGACCTGCTTTGCCAACATTGGATCAATTGATTCTGCAATAATCTCAAGCAGCTTATTTCTATCTAAGGCACCAGTGACATCGAACTGAGTAAGCTTAGTAACCGCATCCAGTTTCTTTTCCATGAACTCTGGATTCAAAGTATCAACTGAGAACCTTAGGGATAGATCAAACCTGCCCTCGATATCTTCTTGTTTCATGGCAATCTCTTCAACTGGACCGCCAGTAATTCTGGCAACAAAAGATGGGTCCAAGTATTGCTGGCACAAAGATAATGCTTGTGAGAATGCTTCTCTCCAAGAATCTAGCCAACGGTTCACCATGCATTGCTGATACAATTGCCGTGCCTCTGGCTTCT